CTACTTAACTTCAGTTAATGTTCCTGCATCCTCCCACACGTTGCCATAACGTGTGCCAAATGCAATACCGTTCTTATCAACACCAAGTACTTCAATCCGATCAGAATGTAGTCGGAAGTAATCGCCAACTGCCAATTTTTGACTAGCAGTTTTCTTACCATCCTTGTCGACCTTATCGACTGATGCAACGCCTAGTCCATTAGTGATCCAATTGATATCCTTACCGCCAGCAAGTTCATAGTTAACAACCTGCCACATACCATTGACATATTTCATGGCATCTACTCGATATGCAGGACGACCCTTGAAATGCTCACCAACATGTAAGACCTGATCGGGCTGGTTCACAGTTGGCTTAGTACCTGGTTTTGTAGTCGCTTGCGCCTGAACAGTTTTTTCTGACCAATCAAGCAGCAATGTTGAACCGTCCAGTCCTAATGACTTCCAATTGTTAGTGTATTGCCAAGCAATCACCCCGTCTACTGATGGAAAGTAGTTAAAATCTGGATATGACGTGCCAGGATAACCAGCTATCCAAGTTACATTAGGAAATGCTTTATTAACAGCAGTATGGTTAACATGTTCATTGATGAAGTACTTACCAGTGTAGAACCATGGAATAAAGCCAGCATTCTTAACGTCTTGCATAAAAGCAATAATTGCATTGGCATTGGCGTTCTTATTGGTACCGGTTGTGGCAGCATCTTCATAATCTAATGCTAAGATTGAGCCCTTAGCTAGTCGTGCCTTTGCTTGTGTAAGGAAATACTTAGCTTCAGCATGAGCATTTGCAACATTGCCACCAAACATTGCGTAATGATAACCGGCAGTTTTTAGTCCTGCTTGATCAGCGTGATTCACTTGATTAGTTGCTTTAGGGTTAATGTAGCCTGTCCCCTGTGTAATTTTGACAATTGCTGCACCAGAGCCCTTAGCTTTCAATCCTTGGAAGTAAGCCAATGTATCGGGTTGATAATTTGCCACATCATTAAATTCAAATTTAGTCATTAGTCTTACCTCCATGTAATGTTGAAACTGCCAATTCAATTACTGCATCCAATTGCTTACTATCAAATTTTAATCCTAGCTTATTAGCATTCAGTTTGTTAGTTAAGAAGTTCAAAGCAGATTGTTTCTTTTCTGCTGATCCTTGTAAATGTGTTTCTGCATATTGCACCGCCTGCATTGCCCACTCGTTCAATAGTAACAAATTTTTATTTTTCGTATGGGAAACAAAAAAACGGCTTGCTGCGTGTGCAACTGCCGTTAATACTCCCGTGCTCCAAAGAGCTAACACCCATTCACTAATATGATTAATGTTCATTTTCTAACTTATCCTCCAATTCTTTAATGCGTTGCGTCAATTTTTCAATAGATGCATGTGCTTTTTGCAATTCTGCTGTTAGTTCAGCATTTTGTTCAATCAGCTTATTGTTTGATTTCATCAACTCGTTATACATCGTAATAAAATCTTTATCAGCTGAGACAGTTTTAGCGACATTCATTTTCCAAATGGCCAACACTCCAGCCACTGAGGCGGAAAGAAATCCCAATAAAGCTGTCCAAGTAGCTTGACTCATTAACCTACCTCCGTACTTTAAACAATGTATTGTCAGTCAACAAATCAATCAGTATTCTGACTAATAGAAACATCAAACCAAGCGGAACCAATGTAATGTGAAGTGTGTTCAGATCGCTCAACAAAAATGCACTCATCATCATGCCCACGACGCCCGCTGCAGCTAATCGTGTTATTTCCCGAATATAGTACCAATTGATGTCCCAAATTGATTGCACAATCATTACTACACCAATTGCTATAACTATTAAACGAAAGCTAGGTTGCGCCACCAATTGAAATGATGCTGGAATATGGACATCCAATACAGAAAAACCGATACTAAACATAAACGCAACGGTTATCAGCTCAGCACCGGTTATTATCCAGAATCTATTTTTTATAATATGTTTAATCATCAAATTAAATGTTCCTTTCATGTTACTTGATCCAATACGTCGAAGCTCTTGGCTCGGTCCATAAATTGTTAAATGCATCAGTCTTATTAGTTAATGTATGACCGGCGTAAATGCCAACTTCACCATTTGTATCGAACACGAAGTCAACATGTACTCCAGTGTTATTTGTCACTTTATCTACACCAGAAGATGATGCAGATGAAGCATAAGTTATAATACCTGGATTAGTAATATTGCTAGGAATGTTACCAATTTTAAGGTATGTAGCTCGACCTTTTGCAGTTAAATTGTCAAACGCACCATGTATCGATACCTGTACGCCAACAGCTGTTTCATAGAATTCAACAATGACGGATTGATATTTAATACTAGCAGATGTAGCATTACTACGACTTGATACATTGCCTTGCAAGACGACATTATTTTTAAATGTTGTGCTTCCAGAAAATGTATTGTTACCGCCAATAGTCTCGTTACTAGATTTGTGGACGATATCTGAATCATTTGAGGCTTTGACGTTGATATCTCCCGTTCCATTAAAGTTAACACCATTTATTTTACGTGCTGTAGTCAATTTATTTGCAGACCCGGCATTTCCTGACACGCTACCACTAATAGTTGAACTAAATGTTTTAGTGCCTGTTATATTCTCATTACCCGAGTTATGAACTACAGCTGAATCTTGCGCAACAAGGCCACTATTGCTAGGTAATACATTTACCCAACTTTTCCCATTATAGTTTTGTAAATATCCACCCTGTGTCATACGCCACATTGCATTATAACTATTATTATTTTGAAAGTTAGGTAAGAAATAAATAGATTGGTCAGATGCCACAATCATGTCTTCAGAACCAGGGTTCACGGATGGAATAGCAGTTGAATCTATGGTTCCATCTTTAATTTTATTAATAACATTAAATGGAGATTCACCACCACCTATAACTGTTAATCCACCCGAACTTAATGCGATACCTGCACCATAACTATCTTGTGCATAATATGAACCCATTCTTCTGACAATCGTTGAGTCGCCGCTTGAATCTTCAAATTCAAGTATTGCAGTCTCATCTGTAGAAGTTACCTCTTTATAAAAATAATTAGCTTTTGAAATACCATTAACAGTCAAAGTATTGTTGAACGTCTTATAACCAGAAATTGATTCATTGCCAGATTGGTGAACAAGGTTACTATCATTTGCTGCATTTACACTGATATCTTTTGTTCCATCAAATGCAGTTCCATTCACTTTACGAGCCGTTTGCAATTTAGTTGCTGATGCTGCGTTACCAGTTGTATTTTGATTACCTTGCGTATTAACGCCTGGAAGATTAATGTTACTGCCACCATCGAAACTAACACCACCAATTGTACGAGCAGTACGTAATTTATCAGCCGTGCTTGCGTTTCCTGATAAATTACCATTAATAGCGGAACTGAAAGTTTTGGTACCAGCCAATGTCTCATTTCCAGATAAATGGACTAATTCCGCATCATTAGCAATCTTTTCCCATTGAACAGTACTGCCTGATGTGTAGCCTATATAAGCATCCATAGTTTTTAATCCATAAAGCAATAAAAGGCCACCATCTTCAGAATTATTATATGGAATCACCTCCATAACTCCCCACTGGTTATCACCAATTGGCAGCCCACTCACTTGACCAGTATAAATTCTCCACTGACCTGCATATGTTGCCATTTTAGTAATTAAATCACTTAACTCACTAAATGGAGCAGTTCTATTCGAAAAAGCTCCTTCAATTTGTTTACTAAATTTTGCGGTATCTGAAAATGTTTTAACGCCTGATATAGACTCATTACCAGTCTTATGAACTGCAGCACTATCAATTTTGTTATCTGCATTAGTACGATTAGTAGTTTCAGTTTGCACTTGTTTTTGGGTATCACTAACTGCTTTTGTTAGAGTTGCATCTGCAGATGAACGAGCCACACTTTCACTGTTCAATCCACTATTCACGGTATTAAATTGATTGGTTAGCCCTACATCTGCAGCTGATCTAGAACTTGCCTCTGAGGCTAAATTATTTGAAAGACTTGTATCTGCAGCTGAACGTGTTGTTTTTTCAGTATTAAGGGAAGCAGTGGCTGAACTATCCGCTTGCGAACGTGCGGTAGCTTCAGCTTGAATAGCATTTGCATTTATAGCGTCCCCACTTTTACGGTCAGAAACTTCTGTTGTTAGAGAATTGTTAATAGTCTTATCTGCATTAGTACGATTAGTGGTTTCAGTTTGTAAATCAGCCTGAATTGCCACTGGCTTACTATTAACAGTTGGCACTTTAGTGAAATTAAATTGTGCATTTAATGTTTGATCAATGTCTTCAATAACAACCTTCCAAGATGTAAATGTATCAGATTTAATGTAATTACGTATATATGTTTTATCCGTCTTTATATCGTTAAATACTTGAATATTACCGGTGGAAATAAGCGTGTACTGTTCTGATGTTCCACCTGGCTTATTGCTGGTAGTCTTCGTCTCTAAAGTCGATAAATAGTTACCATTTGTAGTCAGAGTATTTAAATCAATATTTGCAGTAATTTGGTGAATATTAATGTAATCAACTGTATTGGCATTGCCCGATATAGAACCAGTAATTTTTTGCTTGAATGTCTTAATACCATCAATGATTTCATTGTTAGTTAAGTGAACAACCTTTTTATCTACTGATAATGGTGCCACTTGGTCTTTAATATAAGCAACCAAAGCATTGTAATCAGCAACCGTCAACATTCCAGCAGTTTGTGTGTTGATCGTGATAACAGATGTATCAGAAATTGCAAAAGAAACATCTAAGGCAATTGTTTGAACCTGATTTCCACTGAATGCTGGCACATTGGTAGCTTCATTGGTGTTAATATAACCTAACACGAAATTAGTCTTGTTAAACGTCCCTACAAGAACGATTCCTTGTAGATTGTAACCAGATGTTAAATCAGCATTATCAATCTGCAACCGAGTTTCAACCGTGTTGCTTTGTGCTGATACAGTTCCAACTGACTTAATTTGCTTAGGACCTAGTGATGAAAGTTGCGTGAATACCAAAGTATCCGTTAACTTTGTCGCAAAAGTATAAACCTGTGTGATATCAATACTGCCTTTTGCAGCAAGTACTTCAGTTAAGGTATCTTTACCTTCAGTGGTGAATTTAAAATTCGTAAATTTATTTGCCATCTATTACTCCTCTCCTTTGACCTCGTATGTGACAGTAGCAGATGTTAAGCCACGAACAGATAACACAGCATTAGAATTATCAACAAAACTCACTTCATCTACTCGGACACCAGCAGCAACACCATTTTTAATTCGTTCCAAAATATAATTTTGTTCAAAATCAGAGCGGGCCCATTCTAGTGGAATATTGCTAATTCTAATTGCCAATGGCTCACCGTCATTCAGAGTACCGTTTTCATATTGTCGCAATGATTCAATTCGAATTTTATCTGGCTGAATGTCTAACGAACGTGCAATCATATTGATTAAGCCATTGATCGTTGAATTACCCATATTGGTCGCTTGCTTAGACCTAATCATGATACGGTAAAAATCATCATCTGCTGATCCACGTTGCTGATTAAATTGATCACCAATTCTATCTAGCGCCTTACCGTTTGCTTTGGCCAACTTTCGAATAATGCTATGCTTACCCAAATAATAGTTCATCAAGCGGTTATAACTATTGTTCAATCGATTAGCGTGAGCATTAATCAACTCATTCACATCGGTTGCAATTGGCAAGTCATCCCCAATGCTTTCAGAATAAAAGACATGGTTTTCGTCAGACGACAACCGATCACTATTAAAATTTATCGCCATTAGAAAATCCCTCCAAAAATTTCAACTTCATTATCTTCGCTGATATGGTTATGTATTGCGTAACGCGTGGTGTCCATTGCGTGGTCGTTTTCCTTAACAGGCACGCCCTTTTTCTCATCCCAAACATAGTCAAAGATTTCACTCTCAAACTCTTTAGCAGCTGCTCGAACCACAAATAAACGATTGGCTTTAATCATCTTAGCGACATCTTCCACGCCCTTCATGATTTTTTTGTCAGCATTGCGTGCATCTAAATCCTCGTTAATAAATCTAGCAACGTGTTCAGGTCTCGCTGAATCACACCAAAAGGGGATGTCGCCATAGCGTTTCTTAACATCTAAGGCAATATCGACCCAATAATCAATCTCTTCATGTTGTGCTGCATGTTCTTCAACTAAGTAATATTTATGATCATCAGTTTCACCCCACACTTGGATAACGCCTGAATGTTCATATCCCCAATCGACACCAGCAAAGTAATTGGTTAATTCTGGTACTTCACCTTTGGTAACGAAGTGCTTTTTCTCATCAAAATCTCGATAAACAGCGCCTTCACCATTGACCCATAAGCCTAATATTTTGCGGTCATAGTACATCCCCGTTGGTGTTTCAGCTTTAAGATGCTTCACGTAATCAGGAGATAAGAATGTATTGTCGTCAAGGACGAAATGCACTCTCTTAATACCTGCTTCAGGGTTTTTGTTATCGATATACTCTTTTTTCAGCCAATGTGTTGGTGAATCAGGGTTGGTATCTAGCAAAATGTGTGAATGAGGCATTGATGCACGAGATAGTATTTCATCAAAAACAGCACGATTAGCAAGGGATGCTTCGTTGATATAAGCACCATAGGCAGTCATACCACGAACAGCACCAACACCACGTTCAGAATTGGTAAAAGCAACGACAATCTTCACACCAAATAACTTAAAACTACCGTGTTTGTCATACTTAGGCTCCCAACCATACTTCTTAGTCAACTCATTAATGACGTTGTTATCCAATGTCTTACTTGAGTAACCAGCCAATATGTATTGTGGGCTGTAATCGCCATTACTTTTAGCAATACGACTAACTCGTAACACGTCATGCAAGAACACATCATTATTGACCACCGTCTTACCAGTACGGACAGCACCATCTAATATCAGCGTTCTGAAGTCGTCTGACATGGCAATGTTCAATACCTGACGTTGTTTACGTGTGTATGCTTTTTTAAGTGTTAGTTTCTGCTTCATCATTTTGTTCACCTGCTTGTAGTGCATCCATAATCTTAGCCAACATCACTTCTTCACTCGATTGATCATCATCAACACGAGCCGCCTTAGCTTCTGCCAATATTGCTTCAGCTTTGGCACGTCTAACTTGTGCATCACTTAATGCATCTGGTTGTTGCTTATTCAATTCAGCCAACAAACGTGCCTGTGCAGCTTGCTTATCATACAAATCAAGGACAACACCATCACGGCCTATTGATACCTTTTTGATTAGGCTCGTATCAACTTTTGACTTATCCTTGAGTTGCACCCATGAACGATGAGATATTAACGGCTTACCGTCCTTGTCTAGCATATCTTTACCGTAGTCATCCTTAATAGAGACGTTATTTTTACCAAAGTCCAAATAGTCCCCAATGTCTGAAAATGCCTGCTTCATCAGGTCTGCTAGAATATCTTCCTTATTAGCGCCTAGGTCATGCAATCTTGCCTCACGCATTTCCTGAATGAGTGATTGTATCCTAACATTTCCTAACATCCGTGGTCCTGCTGCAAGAGCTGTTTTGTAGTCCACATCATACACATTGATATATGCTTGCGTAGCATTGAATAGTCTCACATATTCGATAACAAAAGCTTTTTGCTTATCAGTCAATTCACTATCAGCTAGTTCATCAATGACCTGTTCCACTTCATTTTTGGGTGCACCCTTTTTGCTTTTTGTGTGCACACTTTTTTGAGGTGGTGCACTCTTATTTCGCACCCATTCATAACGCCTTTTCCAACTCTTAACCGTATTGATTGTTACACCATACTTATCGGCAATGTCTTTGTACTTCATACCAGCGTTATAATCTTGTTCTGCGTATTCCCACTTCTCGGTCATCACATATCACCCACCTCGCTTTTTCTTTTGCGCTTCATCAGCTTTCTTTTTCTTATTATCAATCGTGCCGATAATCTGATCTTCTAATCGGCGATACCATTGGCTACTCATCTACATACCGTACTCCTTTGTATAATTTATTTGTGCTATACTCTTTATAGTTAAATGGAGGCAGGTTATGTTTGAAATTATTATTGATATTTTAGAATTTGTTATGTTCATTTCTGCCATTGGTACTTTTGTTGTTTTAAAGCCATTATTTAAAACGTTTACAAAGTCTCAAAAAGTATGGACAATTATTTTCGTTACATCATCGGTTGTCCTATTCTTAATGACAAATATTCCTGATTTTATTAAAGGTTTTACAGATGGCATTAACGGTAAATAATTGGTCACTCACACCATCATTAAAGATGGTGTTTTTTTATAATTTCATCTCAACACTCCTTTTCAGTGCAAAATAAAAAGGCAACCTTGTATGGCAGCCTACACATTTATATCCTTTTAAAGGATTAATCATCATTTCTGTTTTGTATAAAGAAATTTTTGAGTTGTTCATTCATATTATTGTTTACTTCTAATAGCTTATTAGCTGAATTGCTAATTTTATCACTGTTAACCTGTTGAAGACCAGGTATAATATCAATCGAAACTACGCTGATAATAGTTACATAGAAGTCCTTCCATCCGCTAAGTAACTCATCACATACATCAATTAAGTTAATTTTTTGTGGTAAACGATTGCTTAGTCCTGAGATACTTATATAATGACTAGCTATTTCTGCATAAATTTTTCCTTCATCTTTTAACAATCGTTCTCTCAAATATTGATATTCTATAGGATTATTGTCATTATTAAATTCTTTCATAAATTCCAAATCAAGTGTCAATTGTGATTTTTGTATCTCGTTAAATTCATCTTGAATTTGTGACACAATTTCTTTTTCTTCTTTTCTTTCCCTCTCATGTTTATTATTACGAATTTCAATACGCATAATAAAATATGCTACCAATACACCCAAAAATGTCCCAGATGCATTTATTATGTCACCATAGAAGCTTAGTCTACTGTCCGCTGTACTTCTAAAAAATAAAAAAGCACCAATATAGACAACAAAGAATACAGATAGAAGGAAATACCAATAGTTAAATTTACTTTTTTTCATAACCCACCTCTTTACAAAGTAGATTATATCAATTTTTTCATTACAGCATATCCTTTCAAAATAAAAAGGCTACCCGATTGGATAACCTTGCACCTTATATGTATGCGCCAATTGTACTTGACGACTTTGCTATGTGCACCAGTAGAGGTGTAGCTTCGAATCTTTTTTGTAAGCTGGTTTGTTATTTAACGAACTGATAAATGTCATCATTAACGGTGAACTGATATAGCAAAACTATTAATTGATAAAACTTAACCTCCGTTAACCCATCATATTTAATAGATCCATGCATTAATTTATTTCTAAAATTATTATTTCCATTATAAAGAGACTTATATAAATATACCGTTGCAATATTTTTTAATCCTAAAGTGTGTTTATCTGCACCCAATAAAGAAGCATTTAACTTTACATCCTTATAAAATCTCTTAACAACGCTTTGGCTGTTGTATTTGATCGACTTATTGGTTGATTTATCATATTTTCTCTTTTGATAAAATACTGTTGCATCTATTAAAGAAAAAACATATTGAAACAACACTTTGTATGACTGATCATCATGTCTTAAGGCTGCCACCATTTTTGACAAGTGTTCTGTACCATTAACTAATTTCAACTGTTCGATTTCATTGATAATACCCTCTAATTGGCGTTCCTTAATAACCCACAATCCGAAATCATCTATATCAAATTCTCCGTCATCGTTACCGTTTTGTGCTTGATTATCAAAGTATTCTGCGGTAAGCTCTTCGCTGACAATATCAAATAAAAGCCACCCTGTTTTTTGACAATATAAAATTTGTTGTTCAAAAAAACTTTGTGTAAATTTATTTATCCCCAACGTCAAATTATTTAAAGAATTTATCTGTTTTGTTATTGCTTTAAGACTATTCATTTGTGCTGCTATTCCGCTAGACACTATACTACTAAGTTGATTTGTGTTTGTAACTATTTTAATCGCTTCACTAAGCTTACTTGTATTTGGAACAATTTTCATTGCATCATACATTGGCTTAGTTATACTACTCATATTAATCGGTGAAACACTTCTTATATCCATATATCAGTACCTTTCCCTTATCTTATATAAACAAGTTTACATGTGAAAAGATAAAATAAAAGCACAGAAGTATTACAAAAAAGAGCAATAAGAGCTACTGGACTCGAACCAGTGTAATGTTACCCGTTTTGCCATTTAAGCTAAACTCTCGCCAACGATAGTAACGTGCCTTGCACTGATAACTAATGTTAGTTTCTATCGTTTATCGTTAATTATCTATTGTTGAAAAAAGATATTAAGAAAAGCGTCAAACCTACGACAAGTTGCTAACTGACCAACTATTCCACAATACTATTATATGGCATAGTGTGTGTACATCGTGTCCACTAATTGGGTACTACATGTTACATTTTCACTTGTATTCACGATAGTCGTATGTATCTGAGAATGCTTCTGCAAAACTCAAAAGTGCATCATTCAATAACTCATAGCCACGTTTTCTTGAATAGCCAGTGATTGCTTCAACCTCTACCCAACTTTGATTTTTAAAATAACGTAACTCCAAAATATGTCTATATAAATTTGGCATCCCCTGACATGCTTGAATCACATCATCTACCCATTGCGTTGCTTGGGCATGGATTGAATACTTATCATCATTGGCATTGCCTGTCATACGACTACTTGGCATACCGCTAATAACTGGCGATTTAACATCCACAAAGTTAACATGTGCTCTATTTTGAATGATTGGCCAATCATGTTCAAAAAAACGACGGACATTATTAATCGTTGCTTTTTCATCTAACTCAAAATCACCTAATAATCCTAACAACCCCATTAGAACAACCTCCACGCAAACTCTTTATCTTATTTTTTATTGGCATCTGTTAAACCAAACAAAACCAACTTACACAATCACTTGCATAAAACGGTTTTAAATCTTTTACAGTACTCCTACATATCCGAATACCACTAGAGCTAGTAGCATTAAGAACAATATTATTGCTATTGCTTTATTCATCCTTCTTATTCACCCAATCACATCATACGTTTGTTCAAAAACATCTTTCTTGATCACATATAACTCCCCTTTAACATCTCGAACTAGATAATCATCTACCTCTCCTCGAATTGTTCCTTCCAATGTCTGAACTTCAAAATGTAGATCCTTTTGATTTCCAATTGACTTATATCCATCTGCTACTAATTGCTTCACTTCATCCGGGCCCGCACCATCAATCACAATAAATGTTTTACCATTAAATTGTTTTTCAGCAACTGCTTGCCACATGTCTACTGGAATTGGTTTCTTAACTGCTTTCATATTTTCACCTCAACTTATTATGTCTATCTTCAACTTCACGTTTCATTCGTTCAAAGTCTTTTCTCATTTCAATGCGTTTGGCATTGCTGTCTTTCATTTGTCTAAATACCATTTGAAAAAATTTAATAATGAAACTACCAATGATCAGAATGAGAACCAGGAGCACACTCGCAATTACAATAATTAATGTTTTCATTTCAACACCTCATTGGTTTTTATATACCCACCAAATTAATTACAAATATCAGGAAGATAGCTGTTATGAGTAGCGACACGGCTACAATGCATAGCGCAACCATTGTGAATGTCAAGTCTTCACTTATGCGGTCCAGCTCTTTGTCAAAAACATCCTGTTGATTTTTTATTTGCTTGATTTGTGTTAATCGAATATCTTCGCCATAAATGATACTCGTATCTTTATTGATTGCCGTTTCATCAATATTTTTGTTTTGTCCCATTAGCCCACCACCTCAATTATGGTTTCGCAAATCATCCCGACGATTGTTAACAAAGCTATGAGGAGCATTGCTAATTTACCTGGTGCAATATTTTTCATTTCTATACGGGCTTGCAGTCTTTCCACCCTTGGCTGTTTGTTCTAGTTGTCCCAATCTATTTCAACCCTTGGGTTATCTTTATCAATACCTCTAAAATCGTCATACGTTGCCACCACGAAGTTTAAATTGTCATTTGGCATAAATACCTGTCCACGGACTGAACTTGCCTGAAAGGCGTCAAAAATGAATTTATGTGTAAACACCCAGTTATCTAAGTCGGTTCTACGATTTGGAAAATACCAATCCAACTGGAATTTAGTGTTTTTATCAATCGGATCTAACCCGTCAACCATTGCTTGGTCTACAATCGCCACAATCTTTGATTGAATACGCTTCTTATATCCCGCTGCGATGTGTCGCCCCATACCATTTTTAACGCCGTGGACATTAATCCATTCGTTCAACGTTACTTTTACTAGCTTGCCATGCTTAGGAATCATGAATACTGTCAGGGGGATGGTTAACTTTGCCATTAATTCGCCCTCACGATCGTAATATCATCAACTGAAATTGAATAAACGCTAGCTAAATATTTTTTCATATAGCCCACACGCTCCCATGGCATGGCGCCCCAATACCTATCTTCGCCAAATACATGAGCATGTAGCTCATACAGCGTTTCTTCGTCCATTGCTACACCTCTCTTACGTCTCTTAATTTATTCATAGCAATCACATGCTGTGGGTTCTTAGGAATCAACCTAGAAAGTGTGGCATTGTCATATTTATTAGCTAATGCGACTGCGTTATCATTTGAAGTCATGATTGTTGCTTTGCCTTTTCGAGCATCAGCCAATCTAAACAACATGCCTGCTACTTTTTCTTTGGCTTCCTTTTGCGTTTCTTTCCCAAAATCATCAAGAACCAGCACATCGACTTCACGCATGTATTTCTCAATCACTGCTAACTTCTGCTGCAGCTTTTCATCATGAAATGATTGATAGGTCATGTCTCGCCATTCAACAAGCGAAACAAACATCTTTGAACGTTCTTCTGATAGCCCACTGATAATTGCTAACGCTAAGGACGTTTTCCCCGTCCCTGCCTTGCCATAAAGCATGACGTTGAATAATTGCTCATCTAGTTCTTTCATGACCTTATACGCTTGATTAGCCACGTTTCTGGCTATCTGCTCATTTTCGCCTTGCATGACTGGTTGCCAATCTTGAAATGTGAATGATCGTTCTGCTTCATCACCCCAAAGACTAGCTTTGAAATACTTAGTACGTTCTTGAGCTTGCCAACTTTTAATAATTGCATCGTGTTCCAATCGCTTTTTCTCTGCAATTTCTTCTTGGGTAGGCATAGCTTTTAAAGTACCTTTTGATAGCGCAAATTCATGTAATTTTTCCATAGCTTCTGATAAATTACCCATATCACACTAATTACCTTTCCAATGCTCTTCCATTTCTCGTGCCCATTCAGCGCTTTCATCATTTTTGGGTACTTGGTTAGCATTTCTACGTTCTTGAAAATCACGTTTACTTGCATCCCACTTAGCAACTGTCGTGATACCTTCTTTTAATTTGTTTTCTAAGATTGCACGAACATAGTTGTAATTACGTTTGCCATTGTTAGATGCTTCTTCCAATGACCTGATAACAACACCAACTTCCATATGGTCATCTTCTACATAAGCTAATAAGTTTTCAGACTGGAAAGGTGTTAGAACTAATGAGAAACCATTCTTTTCAATTGCATCAGACAACTGTTGTCGAACGGTGGCGGTTGGGTGAGATTGTTTCTTCTCTATCTCTCCCTCTGTCTCTATCTCTTTATCTATATCTATCTCTAACTCTTTCTCTATCTCTACGTGACCCAGCCGTGACTTAGGTGTGACATTGTCACGTTCAACCAGCATTTGGCGTTCTCTTTCTCTTTGCCTACGCTTACGTTCCGTAGATGAACTTTCCGAACCAACCATGCTTTTCATGGAAACTAATTCCACCTCATCACTACCGCTATCAACTAAAAGTCCCTTGTTGTGCAGGTAATTTACAGTCACTTGAACGTTTTCAATATCTTCATCAATATCCAATGCAATTTCTTCAATAAAGTTATTTGCAACGCCTTCGAAATATAACTTGCCATCGCTTTGCAAGCTCTTTAGCAACATCTTCAAATAAATAACTGTATAAGTGTCGCCACCAGCAATTCTGCGCAACGCTTTAATTTCCTTACGATTAAAAAATTCTTCAGGTAGTTTCAACCAAAAATAACGTTTATTGGTCATTGTCAATTTCCTCCAATCTTTTTTGACTCATTAATCCTAATCGTTGCAATTGTGGACTTTTTAGGTACATCCCCTTGACGTGATAAACTGCTGAAAACGTTTGCCATCCCAGGTTATGCGCTAAATTGTGATGTTCCCGACACAAAGCGATTAGCCTATGTTCTCGATGATCTATCTGAGTGCGGTCATTTCCCATACCCACGGTATCAATGTGGTGAATGTCTGCATGTTCGCCACAGATGACACAACTACGATGCATTAACGACATCACCATGTATGTGTCTAAATCATCATTAACTTCTAAACCTAGCTTACGTAACGGAACGTGATGTTGCATTGCAAAATTCAGTAAAAATGAAATGAATTCTCTAGCCGTTGTCATATCGGTATTACCAAAACTAAAGTAAGGTTCACCTGTCTCCGCTACCCAAAATGACTTCATTAAGTCCTTCACCTCATATGGTGAATAACCAGTCCAATCAGCAATATCGTTCATGATTGCATATGCCTTTTTAACTTGAATCCTGCTGGCCTTACGCTCATCTTTCACTTCTATAATCGCTTGTGGTTGATCAGTTAATTGATTTCGCTTTAACAAGTTAACCAATCGTTCTATCTCGTCTAAGTCACTAACCGACACTGTTACTTCATGACCTTGTATTCGAGTTATTTTGCCCCACAGATCCATTAATTACTCCTAGTTAGAAAGGTAAATCGTCGTCATCAATTACTATTTCATCCCCACCACCAAATGGGTTTGCTGGTGTTTGATTACTTGGTTGACCAGACATCAACGGATTCGTTGGTGCTTGTTGCTGACTTCCAAATGGGTTGGCCGGTGCCTGTTGTTGCGCTGATTGTGATGGCTGGCTTGGTGCAATATATTGTGGTTGTTGTATTGGCTGTCCTTGTTGACCCCAAACGTTTCCCTGTGGTTGCTGTTTAGCCTCAAGTTCGTGCTGTTGTGCTTCCTTAGCTGCATTAACAATGTTTTGACTGGCTGTAATCATTTCTAACCGATATTGTTCGATTTTTTGTGAAATTTGATCAGACCATTTTAGAAAGTTCTCTGTTTTTTCTTCTGGGAATTCAGTTATCTCAAAATCAAGCACAAAGTTAGTACCACCCGCCTTGTTCTTGTATTCTTCACGATTATTAATCACATTAATTAACGTTCGTGCTGTTAGTGAGCCGAAGTCCTTTAACTTTTCATTTAATCGATAAGCATTATTGCCACGAGATACGTACCAAATTGCTTGTGCAGTTGGCACCTTTTGCCCATTAGCATTAACTGCATACCCAACAAAAATCTGTTGTTGCTTGAGCATATCTTCATCAAGACCTAATTGATAAATTAAATCTTTACGAGAATCAGCAATATATGAGTGCCCTTTATAATCTAAGACGTACGGCGTTTTTTCACCTGCAATAACATAGTTTGTGTTGAAAGTTTCGTCTTTATTTGGTTTGAAAGCTAATCTATTCATTGTGAAATGAGTGATGAATTCAATATTTGTGATGCTATTTACTGTTTTTACATCGCTACCAATGCCTAAACTGCCGCTTTGACCACTAGCCATAACGAACATTCCTGGAAATTCTGGCAAGTCTGATGATGAAGTTTGAATACGTGCATTGTTTCTAAAGCGATCTGCAAATGAAGTTGTCATAATTTATTCTCCTAAAACTCTTGTATACTGAATGAAACGTTCCACTGATTAAACATATATTCCATGTAAGCTTTTTCTTTTTCTGTTAGTCTCTTGAACGTGTACTGGTAATCACGTCTGATTTCTTCAGCTGGTTTAACAACTTCCCCAGTATTTGCATCTACTAGCTTGTTACCAACTTTAGTAGCTTGCTTTTCACGTTCTAAAGCTTGTTGATGAGCCGCCTCTTCCTCTGCTTTTTTAGCAGCAAAGCGTGCTTTAGCTAATTGCACATCACGACTCATGTTAGCTTTGATGTCGTCCAAATTTTTAACATCTAGCTGGCCAACATAACCGCCAACTCCCTCAGGCCTAACACCTAACACTTCAGCATGATGTTCAATTTCTTTAATCTCAAACTCACGTATTTCTTCAAATTGTTTCAAAACCTCACATTGACTGCGAATAGCCTGTTCAGTGTCTGCCCAATTTGCTGTTTTATTTAACCATTTTGGTTCAATCTGTATTTTTGTTGGGTCAACTCCAAATTCACTGGCGATTTTACTTGCCTCGCGCTTTATCGTTTCTTCACGATCAGTTTTAGCTTTGTCGTCCAAAGTTTTTAGTTGCTGACCAAGATTGTCTGAAACTGACTTACCAGCTTTTTCAGCTTGCATCATCTTTTGTTCAATCTCGTTCCAGTTACCCACCATACGTTTCTTAGTATCTTTACGAACATCTGAAATACGCTTGATGGCTTTGTTTAAATCAGCCCTGACTGCTTTTGCTTCTTTGTAAGTTTTGGCACTTACTGGTGTTGCTTCGTAGCTGGCTAACATCTCATCTACGTGTGCAACAACATCATCTAAATTTGGAACAATAACTTGTGCAGGTGTCACTTTGACATCCAATACTTCTATTTCATTCATTTTTTATACCTCTATTCTTTTTTCAACAAAATGCAGAACATCTGCAATTCCTAAGTAGTAATCCATAACAGATTGATCATTAGTCGAATAACTAGCCGCTAATGCTGCTTTGTGTGTACAACATTTTATGTCTCGTTGTAATTCTTGTTTCATTGTGATGAATACCCTTTCTGTGCTAGAATTAGAGGGTAATTTTAAGTTCAACTCTAATTACCCAATGTCTAACCAGTGCGATGGTTAGGCATTTTTTATTTGGTCAACTAACACTGCATAATAATGTTGTGCTAGTTTGAAATCTGAAATGGTTGCATTAAATTTATCGAACACCAGCTCAAAGCCGTTTTCATGAAGAACATCTGCTTTTAGAAATGGGTTCGATAAGTAAATCAACGCATCATCTGGTAAATTCTCATTAACCAGTTTTATGATTTGTTCTGCTTCACTCAGCCTCATGTTCTTGTCTCCATTTATACTCATATCTAGCACTGCTTAATGTTTTAGGTAACACACCTAGATCAGTAGCAATTTTTTTATGTAACTGTTTAAGCTCATTTCCCCTTACATTTGGATGTTTATCTCGCATATCCTTAAATTGCTGGTAATGCCGTTCATATTGCCACTTTTTTTCGTTTCGATACGTTGATACCGATACACCAAACTTTTTACAATAACGTTCTAAATACCGCTTTTTAAGTGTTGGAACTCCAATGCCTACTGCATAAGATATTTCTGAAAGAATTTTTTTAATTTCAACACTAGAAACTCTTTTTCTTCCATCTAGGCGTTTATTCATCATTCTTGCTAGGCGTTTATTCATCATTCTTGCAAAAATTTCAAAATTCGAATTTTCTTTAAAAATCCTTACGCCAAACTTTAAATTCAAGTAATTATCTTCACTTTGCTTAATCGTATTCTGCGGTAAAGTTACTAAATCACTTTGTTTTGTAAAACCAACATGAAGTTCTGCTACACCAGTTGATCCAATTCCATAATTTGCCATTTCTATTCCTTCCTAGGGTTGACCGCCCGCAACGACTGGTGTGCCATATAAAACCGTGCAAATTTTTATTCACACCAGCCTTTGTGGACGATCAACCTTTTAAATTTAGAAGCGCTTTTCCGCTGCTTCTTTACCATCGATTAGGTAAATGATTGCCCATGCTAGTTTTAAAAACACCCAGCTAATCGTTCGTGATGCGACTTGCAACCAATACTTGATTGCTAACCAATATTCAATTGCTAACCAAATTGCACTGCTTACTACTAACACAGGTAGAACCATGTATTTAATAATTAGCCATACCGCTTGCAAAACTAAACTTATATCATTAAAACTCATGTCTATCTCCTTTTATTTGTAACTTCTGCAGCATGTTCTGCAATGTATTGTTGAACCTTTCGACCGTGATATAAGAGTTGTCTCTCCCCTTTGGGAATTGTCAATCCTGGCTCAGCTTCAACCCGTCTACGCCAGTAAAGATTGAAATCGTTCAAACTCATGCCACCCAAGTAATCTTCTAAAGTCCGTTTGCTTTTTGGCGTTTTATTTGTCCGATTTAATTGAACAAATTCATCATGATGTAGAATATTTTGTTCTGCTAATGCAACTGCTTGTTCAACAACTGACTCACTCAAATGTGTCAGCATTTCTATTGGCAATTGTATTGTTGCTCCTTCTGCCATTATCTATACCCCCAAAGCTATTTGTGATTCACCGAGGAACTTATTAACAAAGTATTGTTGTCCCTTGCCAGTTACCTTTGTAGTAAATGTCAAGCGAATTGAGCCATCTGGATTTGTATGTGAGCTTTCTTTTACTTCAAACAGTCCTTGATCAATGTAGCGCTGCGTTGGCCGATTATACTGACTACCTGCCTTGTGCAAATAACCATTATCACGTAGATAAGCGAATAATCTGTTTTGACCAACTTTCACACCGTTTTGTGAAATCAACTTAGCCAAGTCGCCAACTAGAATTGATTGCTTGCTAGTGTTTACTGCATCAGCAAACAGTGCTTTTGGTTTCATCTCTTCAATAATCTTGTCCTTGTGGTCCAACATCATTTGAGCTGACTTCAAGCCCATTGCCATTTGCATTCTAGGGTCAGCCATCAACGCTTTATGTTCTTTTTCAACTGCAATGAAATAATCACGAATTTGATTACCTTTATCAGTTTTAGTCATCATTGCAATGTGCTTTGCCATGTCGACGGTCAAAGCATAATCTTGTAGCTTCCTAACTGCACCGTTATTAACAACCGTACCTGAAAGTACACTTGTAAAATCAATTCCATCAACATACATATCTTGATACTGTTTGAACCATGCACTGAATCTTTTTTGAATTCCAAGAGATTCATGCAAATCACGAGCACTAACTCGTTGCTCACCTTGTTCAGTTGTTTGAATTTTGATTAATTCATTCATTGTTATTTCTCCTATATTGTTTGCGCTATAATTTAATTTGTGAGTGTCGCAATTCTCCCCTACAAATATGAAAGGAGGTTTTATCCTATGGACACGAAAACAATTAACACAGCGTTTTCATCAGCTCGTGACGTTGCACGTCTCGAAGCAAAAGAAAACTTTGAAACTAGTATTCCGGCTGATAATGCAACTATTGAAGATATTCACAGTGCCGAAGTCATAGCTATCATGAATTACGTCGACTCACTTGTTTTGAAAACTCTTAACAATTTGTTGGCGGATTGATTCCGCTTGCTGTTGCTCATGATTTTCAAGAAATTTTACAGTTACCAGTTCATTTGGGTTTCGAGATTGAAGGTTAGATAGTGCTTTCAATCCTTCTTTGGTAATATTCAAACTCATTCCACGGGTTTGAATGTCCAAAGTTTTTAATATTTCAGAAATAGCCAAATTTGGTTCATCCTCGTATGTCTCATCAACTAATTCGCTGATGAGACTTTTTATTTGATCATTTTTTTTCATTTTATTTCTCCTATGCAAAGTTTCCGTACAAAATTGTACAAGTAGACCGTACTTAATTTGTTAAAAAATAACGTCTTCATATTTGACGTCAAATTGATTCAATATTTTTTCTACATTTGGTTGTGTAGGAAAAGATTCTTGTTTTTCCCATTTACGCCAAGTAGAAAGACTAATACCTAAGGCATTTGCAGCTTTTCCTTGTGACCAATGTTTCCCAGCTCTTAACTGAGTTAATGTATATTTCCCACTCATCATAAACTTCCTTTCCTCAATCTATATCTAGAGTATAGTACGATTAAAACGTACAGTCAACACTTTTGTACGTTTTTGTTGTAGTTTTTGCGTTAAAACGTTAATATAAGTGTATAAAATACGTTAAAAAATACATGTTTATACCACGAAAAAAGAGGTATTAGATAAATGAACGAAATAGGCGTTGCTCAAAATTTAAAACAATTAAGAAAGAGACATGGCTATACACAACAAGAGTTAGCTAATATTTTAAAGGTCGCAAAAACAACAGTCTCTACGTGGGAACGTGGTGCTGCTAAGCCCCGTATGGATGTTGCTCGTCAACTAGCAAACTTATATGGTGTTACTTTAGGACAACTAGTTGGTGAAACTAATTTAACTGAAAGTAAATCAAGCAATACGACAAATCAAGAACCTATCGACTTACAACAATACGCTGTTGATGACAGCGAACGTGACGAAGCAATCAATGCTGGTGGTGTCCCTATAAGTGATGAAGATTGGGCCATTATTAAGGCAGTCCTTTCTAAGTACCCACGAAAGGATCAATAATGAATGATCGATAGTCAATTTAGTATTGAAGAAATCCAAGACAGCTTAATTAGAAAAATTGAGAATTTAGGATATGACTGCGTTAAAGTATCAGGCCTATCCCCTCAATTACATGCAAGCTTATATTCAAACAGAAATGTTTTAATTATCAACCAGGATACAATCACTGTATTCGACTTAACACATGAAATTATTCATATAGAAGAACATCATACTGGTCGCATATTATGGGATAACGGAAATGATGAAAGAAATTATAACGAAGTAGAAGCAAATAAAAAAGCAATCAGTCGAATACTCAGTGCTCATTGTTTAAATGGCTGGTCACCAAATTACTACGATATTATGTTTTGGTATGGAATCCCCTACTTCTTGGAAAGCGAAGTTAAGGAACAATTAAAAATCATTTACGGCGACTACTTTGGAGAATTTAAAAATGTCCAATAA